GAAGATGATTGGGCTACAAAAGATCTGATCGCTGAGTTCATGATGTTGCTAGATGAGCATGCAGGCAACACGCCTATGCAGATGAACACTCGTCAGATGGCTACATTCATTAACAAGCTTGTTGGTCAGGGAGTTACTCGCGTATCAATCCTTAAGGGAATCAGAATGTTCTTTGAGGATCAGCGCAACTTGCACGATCTTGGAATTGGTAAGCCACTATGGTCTCGCTTCATTGCTTACTACCAGAGCGTTCACGGCATCACAGTTCGTGAAGAAGTATCTGCGTACCTAGATGAGGACGACCTAGCGCATCAGGAGAAGATGCTCAGATTACTTGGAGGCAAGTAATGTATGAATTAGACAAAGAAGCTCCAAGTGTCAAACACCGTATCCTACGTGCTGGGTTGCCTATCAAGACGCTTGGCAAGGAGTTCTCAGACCTAGACAATGCCGGGGCAGCAGAGAAGGTTCAGTTCTGGGTAGAGACAGTCCGTTCTGGAATGGTCATTAAAAGCCCTGGAAGCCCCTCTAGCGGCCTTGGCATCATGCTGGTAGGGGAACCAGGTCACGGAAAGACCACAATGGCCTCTGTGGCCCTTCAGGAGCTTATTAGGACTATGCCTTTTGAGAAGAGTCGTCCAGCTCTCTTCATGGACTACCCAAAGCTACTACGTCTTGAGAAGCTGAGCTGGGAATCTGATCAAGATGATTCGAAGGTTTTGCTTCGTCAGATCTACGGAGATAGCAATAATTCAATTGATCTTTTTATCTTAGACGATTTAGGAAAAGAATATCGCACAGCATCAGGCTGGGCAGAAAATACATTTGATGCTTTATTACGTTCACGTTTCAATGCAGGCTTACCAACGATAGTAACTACTAACACTCCTATCAGAAAATGGGGCGCAGTGTATGGTGAACCAATGGGAAGTTTTGCATATGAAGCATTTATACCAATTGAGGTAAAATCGGAAGTGGGGGACCGACGCAAATGAAAGATGTAACCATGGAATGGATGATCACACAGATCTTTCTATCAGATACTGGTGTGCACGAAGTTTATATCAATGGTAGTAACCATCGGTTGAGATGCGACTGTCCGGGATACATGACGCGAAGTACTTGCAAGCATGTTAACCACGTCAAAGAAAAGATGAACATTAACGGCGGGGTCTATCCAACAGAGATCTCCAATAAGATTTCTCGTGAAGAAAGCATGTACGCTACTTCAGATCCAAAAGCTTTCAGAGAAGTTCTTATTAACTACGGCAAGATCATCGCCCTGTAAATATGCGTGGGGGCGACATATCAAACGAACTCCCAAAGCGGTTGATCGCAACTCTTGATTGCGTAACCATGAAGGAGACAAAGATGATCTCAGTTTTTGGCATCAAGGTGCCACAAGAAGAGACTGTCTATAACCGCCAAGCATTAGCAGCATTTTGGCGGTACAAAGAAAAACACGACTTTATATTTGAACTTGTTGGGTTCGGGTATTCGCAGAAAGAAATGGACGAGGTACTAGAGGACCTGGACAATCTAGGCACCAACCCATTCAACTATGCAAAGGCGTATAACGTAGTAGCAGATTTAGTTGCTGAGCTTCCTTACAGGCCGGAAGTAAGGTACGTAGTGGATATACCGTCACGGGGCATGCGCTTTGGTGGCAGGTATCTAGATGAGGGGGCACTATATGGCGGCAGACAATGAAGAACGCTTACTGTCTAAAGCAATTCGTAATAGGGATATAACACCGCTAATCGAGTCGGGCGTACAAGATGACTGGTTCTACACAGACGAAAACCGTCAGATGTGGCGCTTCTTGGTGCGCCATCGTGAAAAGTACGGCGAGGTTCCTACAGCTGTAACGGTTAAGGAGAACTTCCCCACCTACACGATCTACGCCGTAGAAGATTCCATTGAGTATCTGATTGATCAGCTGCTGGAATACCGCAAGCGTCAGAAGACTCTTGATGCATTGATCGATGCGCAGACCCACATCAGTCAGATGGATCACAATGGTGCTCTGCAAGTAATGAGCTCTGCTGTTCAGGCAATCCTTAACGACGGTACTAGAGACTCTAACGATCTCAACCTTAGTACAGATCCTCTTCAACGCTATGAAGAATACAAAGAGATCAAGGCTCGTCCTAACGGTCTGCTTGGAATTTCTACAGGCTTTAAGACAATTGATGAAATCACAGCTGGGTTGTTGAAGCAACAATTGTGGACAGTGGTCGCACCACCTAAGACAGGTAAGTCTGTGCTTGCTATGCAAATGGCTATCCGTGCTCAGGATGAAAACCTGCGCATCATGTTCCAGTCATTTGAAATGACGGCTCGAGAAATGAAGACTCGTTATGATGCTATGCGTGCACATATGTCACACGGTAGAGCTATTCGTGGTGCGTTGCATTCGGATGAAGAAAAGCGTTTCTTAGATAGTCTTAATGTAGATCGTACAGATTTCATCATGCCTGACAACATCGCTGCTATGACTATCACTGGCCTATCAGCAAAGATTGAAAAGTACAAGCCGGATATTGTATTTGTTGACGGTATGTATTTGATGATCGATGAAGAAACAGGCGAGAGAGAATCCGAGCGCTCACTACGTAGCTTGACACGTAACATGAAGCGAGTAGCACAACGCTATGACATACCAGTTGTGGTTACCACCCAGGCTTTGCGTTCTAAAATGCGCGGGGGCAAGGTTACAGCTGACTCTATTGGTTATACATCGTCCTTCTTACAGGATTCAGACATTGTTCTAGCACTACAGCGCCAAGATGAAGAAGACGATTCTTCTCGTTCTTTGTCAGTAGCAGCTAGTCGTATTTCAGGTATGGGATCCACAGATCTACTGTGGGATTGGGAGGAGGGTCGCTTTGAAGAGTATGCAGCTTTCAATAACATCCAGTCCATTTGATGGTACTCAGCTTTGCAGCACAGAAAACCCAGATCTTTTCTTTCCTGACAACTATCAGGAGGATCTAGAGCAGATCAAACGCGCTAAGGCAATCTGTAGCAACTGTTGGATAGAGAAGGATTGTCTTAAGTTTGCTATGAAGACCAAGCAACGCTACGGAATCTGGGGCGGAACAACTCCTAATGAACGCAAGAGATTAAGGAAGCTAGATGTCTCTAGATCTTAGGGGAGATCCCATTCATGTTTGTATCTGTGGCTCAAGGCTATGGAATATACAAGCTATGTTTGAGGACTATGAAATCTCTCTATATATGTTAGATATGGAGTGTGCATTATGTGGCGCTATGGCTACAGCTCCCACTTTAGTAGATAAGGAAAATTAATGTACGCAGAGGGTGATGTAGAGGGGGTATTACTCTCGTTAGGTATTGATGGGCATCAGCGTAATGATGAGATTCTTGCGCTATGCCCTATGCACCTAGAGAGAACTGGGCGGGAAGATTCCAATCCTTCCTGGTCTATCAACGTAGAGACTGGTGTACACCACTGCTTTTCATGCGGGTATAAAGGTAACCTCGTTACTCTTGTAGCTGAGGTACAGGAGATGGTCTCAGAATGGGGAAGACTAGACCTTGATGCCGCTAAGAAGTGGCTCAAAGAAAACGTCTCTATCAACCTGGACTTTATTCGTAAGCAGCTAGAAGAGGCTCGCGATGCCTATATCACCATTCCAGCAGTTGTTGGTATGAGTGAAGCACGTCTGTCGATTTTCGACAGTACTCCACCTGACTGGGCTTTATCTGCTAGAGATCTCAATGAAGACGGGATTGCCTACTATGGCGTAAAGTGGTGGGAAGAAAAATCTTCCTGGATAACACCTATCCGCACAGTAGATGGAAAGCTTTTAGGTTGGCAGGAGAAAAGCCAAGGACCGGTTCGGTACTTCCGTAACCGCCCAGCAGGTATCAAGAAATCCACAACCATGTTCGGTATAGATAGGTTCTCTGGTGGAACTATGGTTGTAGTTGAGTCTCCACTTGATTGCGTAAAACTAGCATCATTGGGAATTTTTGGAGCAGTGGCAACGTTTGGTGCTTCAGTTAGCGATGAGCAGTTGCAGCTTATGAAGCGAGCCGATAAATTAATTTTGGCTTTTGATAACCCACGCATAGATCCTGCCGGTGCTAAAGCCTCTAAGGACATGTTCTATCGTCTGCGCAAAGCAGGCATGGAAGCATGGTTTTTTAGTTATCAAAGTGATGAGTATAAGGACATAGGCGACATGCCAGAAGATTTGGTATCCTTAGGACTGAGGGATGCAAAACATTCCGTATTTGGAGAGGGGGCGTTTTTATGATTATTGGTTTGTCAGGTTATGCGCAATCCGGCAAGGATACTGTAGCAAAGTACCTAGTGGAAAAAAAAGGATTCGAACGCGTTGCGTTTGCAGATCCAATCCGTAATTTGCTTTATGAATTGAATCCAATAATTGGGATAGTATCCAACGAACCTATCTATCTAAGCAACCGCGTGGATAGTGATGGCTGGGATAAAACAAAGCAGTTACCTGAAGTACGCCGCCTATTGCAAGAGCTTGGTGTAGGTGCCCGTAATGTTATCGATAGCGATATCTGGGTAGCTGCCGCCTTGCGTCAGATGGGGGATGTAGACCAGAACTATGTAGTAACTGATGTACGTTTTCAAAATGAGGCAACAACTCTTCGCCTTATAGACGCAAAAATTTGGCGGGTTGAGCGTATTGGTGTTGATGCAGTAAATTCTCATACATCAGAGCATGACTTAGATAGCTGGGAGTTTGATTCCTACATCCATAACAACGGAACTTTAGAAGACTTAGAGTTCACCGTACAGACGGCATTGATGCATCCATAATGTTTACCGGAACACTTTTACCCTACCAGGTTGA